GATGTTTGGGATTTTATTAGAGAACAAGAACTAAACTTCCACCTCGGTAATGCTATCAAGTATATCTGCAGAGCAGGTTATAAGGATAGTAAAATACAAGACTTAGAAAAAGCAATCCATTATTTAGAAAATGAGCTCCACCATGAGGAAGACCTTCTTATCAGAACAGGCGAAGGAATTCCGATCCAAGTACAACCTAAAGAATTCAATCTCAAGAGAGATGCGTTCTTATCAGAAGAATCTGATCGTAGAGGAATTTAAAGAATTTCTTGAAGCGGATGATGATTTATTTAGAGTAGGCAGTCCTCCTAAAGAGGCATGCTTAAAAGAAATAGCAGACCTTGTATACGTATGTTATCAGTATACAGAGAATCAGGGTTGGAACCTTGATGAAGCTTTAAATAGAGTACACGAAAGTAATATGTCCAAACTCGATGAGGACGGTAAACCAATATATCGAGAAGATGGAAAGGTCTTAAAAGGCCCTAACTATAAACCACCTGATCTATCGGATTTAATTTGAAATGACTGCAAGTGTAATATCTCGCACGGGGCGGGTCCAATCATGGTTGGATAATCCCGAATCAAGACTCCCCGTTTCATGCACCGTTTTCGTCGTAGAGGATTCTATGGAGGGAGAAAATGGCATCGAAGCATCATGGAGATATGTATCCCATGGACTCAGATTTGGCGCGGGAGTTGCGGTCCATTTATCTAAGCTCCGTCCCAAAGGAGCAGAAAACGGAAAAGGTCTTACAGCTTCTGGCCCAGTATCGTTCGGAAAAATCTACTCAACATTAAATGAAACACTCAGAAGAGGAGGGATCTACAAAAATGGCGCTGTGGTTCTTCATATGGACCTTAATCATAGCGATATCCTCGAGTTTATTACTACTCCTAGAGCCGAACTCCCATGGGTCAAAAGATGTGTTGATATTAAAACCGAATGGTGGCAAAACTGTGATAATAAGACAGTAGACGCTTTACTACACGGTATTAAGTCAGGAGACATCTGGTTGAATAAAGTAAAATATGACAACAAAGGAGAACGAATTTATGGGAACGTGTGTCTTGAAGTTTACCTGCCCTCACGTGGAACGTGCTTGTTACAGCATGTCAATCTCTCAGCCTGTGAGCTCGGAACCATCCCAGAGGCTTTCGCTGAAGGTATGTCCCAGTTGTGCAGCCTCCATAGTAAAACAGGTGTCGGAACAACTGGAGAATATCTGCCTAGTGATACCGACAGACAGGTCGGCCTTGGCATCCTCGGGCTCGCCAATCTCTTACGTAGATACAGTGTAACCTATGAGGAATTTGGTGATGCTTTAGAAGGTATCAACAAAGGTACGCCTGTACCTGCTATGGCTGGTACAATTGCTTGGGAAATTAAGCAAGGTGTAGAAAAAGCAGCACAAATAGCAAGAGATAATAATATGGTACGTGCCTTTGCTATAGCACCTACTGCCTCTTGCTCATATAGAAGCAAAGATCTGGATGGATTCACTGCCACGCCAGAAATAGCACCACCTATAAGCCGTACTGTGGACCGTGATAGCGGCACGTTCGGTGTTCAATCTTATAATTATGGCGATGTAGAAATCGCTAGTGAAGTGGGTTGGAAAGCTTACAAGAAAGTAGCTGACCAATTCATGATACTTTTAAATAATACGGGACTTCTTCACGGATATTCATTTAACTCTTGGAGTGATGTAATAACCTACGATCGTGGATTCGTGGAAGAGTGGCTGCTATCCCCGCAGACCTCCCTTTACTATTCCCTGCAAGTAATGGGCGATACACAGGATAAGACCGATGCGTATGCAGCATTAGATCAAGCTGAAGTCGATGATTACTTACAGGATATCCTCGGAAACGAGGCGATAACCTGTGACTGTCAAGAGTAATGAGAACACATCCTTATGATAAATTGTTGGACCGCAAACGTAAATGGTCCCCCGTAAAACCCACCGTTGGAGAGTTGAAATATGGATCAGAAGACGTTATTAGGCGTGCGCTCGCTGCACGTCATCTGGAGCTACCAGTCGGTGCCTTTATTACGGAAGGTCTTGAAAAGACTGTTCCCGATAACGCTAGAAAACTACTAGAGGACAATGTTAGAGATGAAGAAAGACATGATCTTGCCCTCGGATACTATGCAGATGCCCTTGGTACAAATGAAATTGAAGAAAAAGAAGGAAAACTATTAAGAGATGCTTGGATTGAACACCCTGACCATACAATTACCAAAGCTCTGGTCGCAGAACGGGCCGTCTTCTTCGTTTTACTCCCTTTCTTTAGGTTTAATGGGGATGCTGCTCTTCGCACTCTATCTGCCGATATCTCCAGGGACGAGCAGATC